GGCATGCCCAGCGCGGCGGGGCCGGCAGGCACGGCGGGAGCGGACGGGGCGGGGGCAGCCGGGGCAGCCGGCGCCGGAGGCGTTTCGGTCATCTTCAGTTCCTTCTGTTGTTTTGCGAATGCCACGGCTGCGGCGACTGACTCCACCTGCGCGTCCTGGAAGGCAGGGACGGCGCAGAGGGACACTTCATAGAGTTCGGCGGCGTTGACCACCAGGTTGAACTCGTCATCGAACTCGTAGTCGGTGGGCATGAAGCCCACCGACAGGCCATCACGCAGGCCCGATGTTGCTTCGGCCAGGGCACGGTCCCCGTCCGCGCCTTCCGGTACGTAGAAGGTGGCGGTCGCGTCCTCGGCGCCCTGGTCAAACTGGGTCATGTAGCCCACCGGCTGGGCCATGTCGTGGTCCCGCAGCAGCTTGACCCGCTTCAGCGGCTCGCGCGGGGTGAGCGCGCCGGCCCGGATGGTCAGCCCGTGGGACTCGGCCACGGTGTTGAACACGGTGATCCGGCCGGTGATGGTGCGGGCGGGCTGGTCGGCCTGGACCTCGACGGCGAGGGCCTGTAGCCGGATCTCAGGAAGCTGCGTCATTCGTCGGTTCCGTTCTCTGCGGGGGCCACGGCGGAGCCGGCGTTGCCCTTGGCTGTGTCGTCGGTGTCGAACGTGGAGGTGTCAAACTTCAGCACGGTGCCCTCGGGGGTCACGTCATCCTGCGAGAGGCGCTGCTCGATCGGTTCCAGGAACATCCGCAGCGAGAGGGTCAGGAACTCGTTCTTGTTCTGCAGCGTGTTCGAGTAGGTGTCGGAGGTGCCGTTGTTGCCGTCCAGCATCGCGGCGTTGATGTTCAGGTAGTTGGCCACGTCCAGCCGCACCGCGTTGCGGGCCTCGACGAGCATGTCCATTTTCCCGTCGCCCAGCGCCTTGACATCAAGCCAGTGCGGGGACACGGCCACGGCGCCGTGCTTGGAGGACCGGGCGGTGGACCACTTCCGGGCGATTTCCTCGACCTCGGATTCCTCCCCGTCCTCGACCGGCTCGGGCACGAACGTGGAGTCGTTGATGTGCAGGTCCAGCAGCGGGACAGGGTTCGAGGCGCGGTTCAGGATCGCGGCTTGGAGGTGGTGGTAGTGGTTCACGCTGGCGCGCCCGTAGTCCAGGAAGCCCTGCGGCATCAGGCCGGGGATGTAGACCAGGTGTCGGGAGTCCCGGCGCTGCCCGTCGATTTCGACGAAGCCCTCGGCGTCCACGTTCCAGCGCTCACGCGGGACACGGGAGAGGGAGAGGACGGGGCGGTAGTCGTCGTCGACGTCGTCTTTCCACAGCACGGAGGCGTTGGTGAACAGCAGGTCTTGCAACACCGCCGCCCAGCGGTGCCCCGGCGTCACGGCCCCGGTGGTCCTGGAGCACCATGTGGGGGTAGTGCCCTCGACGGCGGCCAGCGGGAAGCTGGCCACCACTGTCGAGTACAGGGCAATGGCGCGGGAGACGGGGGGCACGCCCAGCGCCTTGCCAACTGATACCGGACCATCGGGTAGGTCCGGGGCCATGACGACGGAGAGATGGGAAGTGGACGGGATGAACGGCGAGGACAGGGCGGCGCCGGCTGCGTAGCCGGTCACCTCGTTGTAAGCCTCGGTGCCCGCCGTGCCGAACCACTTCTGAAGTATACCCACGGGCATAACAATGGCCCCTAAACGGGGCCATTCGCTAACCATGTGTAGTTATATTTAACTCTGTTGGGCGTGTCGTGTCATGCCGTGATGACCTCGGGGAGCCGCACGCGGGTGCGGACCTTGGCCCCGGACGCGGCCGCGAGGGCATGCACGCAGGCCAGCAGGGGGCTGATGTCCAGCCCGTGCTTGCGCCCGAACAGCCGGGAGCCGCCCGTTTCCCGCCACACGGCGTTCCGCACGGCGGCGTCCAGCGAGGCATCGGCGGCATGGCTGAACGTGCCCTGGTCCAGGGAGCCGGCCACGGTCGCGGTGGCGGCGGCTACTTCCCGCAGCTGGAGGGACTTCAGCGCCTTGGCCTGGAAGCGCGGCTTCCGGGCGACGGCCTGCGCGACGGCGATGTTGTCCCCGATATTGTCATACCCCACGGCTATGCCAGGGTGCTTCAGGGTGGCTTTCAGCAGCTCGTCAGGCAGCCAGTGCGCGCCGGCCCGGTGGTCCAGCAGCTGCACGTGGGGGTTGCCCTCGGCGTCGAACCACGCGCCGGCCAGCGCGGCGGCGGACGCCCCGATGGCCACGTCGTAGCCCAGCGCCCAGGGCAGGCCCTCGGGCGATTCCAGCGGTGCCACTGCGGAGCCGGCCCACGCCTCCAGGTCCAGCGCCGAACGGGAGGAATCGGGCGGCCAGACACAGAGGTATTCGCGGATGAAGGTGGGCATGTCCATGGTGTCCCAGCGCTGCTGGATGGTCTCCAGTTCGGTCAGCCCGCAGGCCAGCCCTGGATGCACCCGGAACCACAGCTCAGGGTCTGATGCCTGCTCTTCGGAGATGACTTCGGAGTCCTTGGCGGAGTAGTCAACGATGCCGTACCGTGCCGGCTGCGCCCGCGCCGCCTCGAGCGAGGTCCAGAACAGCCCGTCGCGGGACAGGCCGGGGGTGCCTGCCTTGATGATCTGCCCGTGCGGGCGGGTGTCCATCACGGGCAGCGCGCCGGCCTGCAGCTCGGCGGTCAGCGCCAGGTCATACTCGCCTGCCTCGTCGAAGAACAGCACGTCGGCGGCCAGGCCCCTGAAGGAGGACGCCTTGGGCGGGGCAACCCACCAGCGGGAGCCGTTGCGCCACTGGATGTACTCCCGCCCGGTGGACGCGAACACCTTCCAGTCCCGCTCTTTCGGCTCCCTCGGGTCTACGAGCTCCATGGTGCGGACCATGTCCATGAACACCATGGACGCGCGGGTGCCGTCCTGCGCGGTCTGGATCACCTTGTAGCCCTTCCGCTGCGAGCAGCGGCCCAGCAGCACGGCCTGAATCGTGGTCGTTTTGGTGGACCGGCGCGGGATCTGCACCGTGATGTCCTTGTACAGCGGGCGCCCGTCCTCCCGAACGGCCTCCAGGACGCCGGCCACCAGCTCGCCTTGGGGCAGCAGATCCATGCCCAGCAGCGCGTAGCCGGCATGCGCGGCCGCGAGGTCCACGCCGTCCGGGGTGGGCGAGAGGTAGCGCGGGTGTGCTCTCACAATAAGATCCCTTGCCGAAGTTCGGAAGCAACGCTTCCGCTACCGTTGAACAGGTCCTCGACTGTGTCGGTTTCTGGGTCGTATCCGATAGCGTCAAGCACCCAGCGCGTCCACCGGGCAGGCTTGGAGCCGGCAAAGCCGCCCACCGGGTTGGGACAATCCAGCACGTCATTCACAGGGAGACCGGAGCCGTAGGCGCGACGCGGCGTCTGAATAAGCACAGGTTCCCAGCATGCACGGAGCCTTGCCCCAGAGGGTACCGCGTTGCGACGATGCCAGACCATCACACGGGTGGATTCAGGAACAGCCACGAGGTACACCGGCAGAGAGGCCGGCGCGGCGGCGATGGCCCATGCGTCGAACTCTCCGAGCAATCGGCAGACAAGCTGCCGGTGTGCTTCGGGATTGTCCCAGTCTGCGGCCGCGGGATGCTGATCCGCACGGTGTAATCCTCCCCCGGACGCACGCCCGCCCACACCATACCAACGGTGAGCCCTCCCAAGATACGGCGGGTCTGCTATCGCAATCCTCATGAAGCCTCGTCGAAGTGGTCTGTGGTGGCGAAGCGGAGGATGGTGGCCATTCGGTCGGCGGCGGCGCCCAGTTCGTCGTGGCCCCACACGTCGGCGCCCCAGTACTCGGCTGCCAGTTCGGCGTCGGTGAATCGTTTTGTGTTGGCCATTGTGTTGTTCCTATCGTGGATTTACGCGCGCAAAGGGAGCGGACGGGGACCGTGGGCTATCGCTCCCGGGGCAAAAAATTGGCGGATTGGCTTTTGCAAACGCCGTCGCGTCTCCACTGACGGGATAGCCCTCTTCGACGAAGCATGCAGCGGTGTGTGTCATGTTGTCCTGGTACCAGCCCACCGACAGGGTGAGGGACTGAGCGGACCAGCCGCCGTTTACCACCATCGTGGTCTCTTCTCTCGTGTGATGGGTGCGGGTGTGACCCTTGTCCCGTTGGTGATGGCGGCGCCGATCCTGCCCCCGGCTGAGGTGTTGCAGTGTGCGTGTGCCGGCCCGTAGTTGTCGGGGCTGTCCTGCCCGCCCGTACTGCGTTCCTGGATGTGGTCCGCGTGCCATTCCATCTCGTCGGTGACCAGCCCGCCGCAGCGGGTGCAGGCTGCCGGCAGCATGCGCTTCACGACGGCCCGTGCCTTGGCTGAGCGTGCCCCGCCCCAGCGCTTGGCAGGGGCAGCAGCAGAGCGGGGCAGCACGTCAACGTGGAACAGTTCCAGCTGGTCAGTCATGATGGCCCACTTGTTTGCGCAGGTGTTCGAGGTCGGCCCATGCTGCGAACTCCCGCCGCTCGGCGGCTGCCAGTTGATACTCGGCATCCATGACATGGATCTGGTACTCGCTGCGCTTGTCCTGGTCCCATGAGGGGACGGCGTTAAGGTGCTGCCGGCGCTTGATGAGCTGAATGTGGAACGCCTCGGTAACCCTAACGGCCTCGTCATAGGTGTTACGGGCAATGGCCAGCTCGGCATCGAGGATGCCGCGGGAGGGGATGGTGGTCATGGTGCTGTCACTCTCTCTGGAGGTATGTCCTTGTCGTCCTTGGCCTCTACGGGCAGCACCTCGGCGGGTGGTGAGGTCTGGCCCCTGAGTGCTGCCTTGGCGAGAGCTGCGCCTCGGCGGTTGCGTTCTGCCTGCTCTGGGGTGATGCCCCGATATTCCTTGGCCTTGGTGGTCGCGTCATTGCTTGGCTTGCCCTCGTCGGCAGTGATGGCAGCGGGTGGAGCCTTGTTCTCGTCGTTCGCGTCGGCCCCCTCTTGATTTAACTTGCTCGACGAAGGAGAGCCTGAAAGATCAGAAGCGAGGGACGAGCCTTCTTCTTGTGCAACGCGCGAGTGTGCATCGCACGAGTGTGCATCGCACGAGTGTGCATCGCAAAGGCTTGCAAGGGTATCCTTACTTTTGCGCCGGTCAGGGGTCTCCAGCCCCTCCACGCCGTGCAGTTTGAAGTGGTCACGCTTGGCCATTTCCAGGGACACGGCGGACTCGTAGATGTAGGTGTCCGTGTACATGCGCGCCCGCCCGTCCGGCCCCTTGCCCTTGCGGAGGAACTGGTAGCGGTAGCCGGCCTCCCGCAGTTCCCGGAAGGCTGAGAGAATCGCTTTCTGCCCGACGCCGGGCCGCATGAGGGTGCGGTAGCCCTTGGGGGCGCTCTCGTCCCGGGCGAGCAGCACGGCCAGCACGCCCAGGGCGTTGTAGCTCAGCGACTTGTCGTACACTGTTTCGTTGGCGATGATGACAGCGCCGCGGCGGCGGACTCGGGTGGTTCCCTCTTCGGTGGTCACGATGCGTCCACCTTGTCTTTCAGAAGCTTGTCCAGCTCGGTGATAAGGTAACGGCGGTGCCCGTTAGGCAGGCGAACAGCTGTCAGGGTGCCTTTACGGTCCCACCGCCGCAGCGTCTCGACATGTACCCCCAGACGGTCTGCGGCGGTGCGGATGTCAACGTAGTTCCCCTCTGGCGGGGGTGTAGCAGTGGTCATAAGCAAACTATACACATATATACTTAGTTGTACAGTTATGTACTCTAAGCAAGCGTGCATTTTTGCTTTCGACTACTTGTTTACGTCACTATGTGTACTCGTTTAGAATCCGCCCCATTGAAAAAGAGTTTAAGTATGTGTAGTTTTGCCCTATGCAAACCAGATCTTCAGCACGTAGGATGACGCCGGCCTGGAGCTTTGGAGACAGGCTGCGCAAGGCCCGCCGCAGCGCGGACATGACCACGGCGCAGTTTGCCGGCGCCCTCGGGATCACGGTCCCGTCACTGAGCCAGTACGAGACGGACCGCGCCGTGCCGCGGGACATCGTTGGCCTGGCCAAACGAGTCGAGCAGGTGACCGGGGTGAGTGCGCTCTGGCTGCTGGACCTCACAGAGCAGCCGGACGCCCCCCAGCTGGCGCTGGCGAGCTAAGGAGGCGCCCTATGGACGAGACGATGACAGCTGCTGACTTGCGCGAGGCCATCCGGGATGCGGTCATAGAGTGCCGCAACACGGACCGCAAGGCCCTGGAGTCCCCGACGCCTGCGGCCTACGCTGCGGACGATGCCGCGCTCAACAAGGTATTCGAGCTGATCCGGCAGATACGATAGTGCCCATGTACGATGCAGCGCTTGATGTGGTCCTGGTGGTGTGCGCCGCCGTCACGGTCATTGGGGGAGCGCTGCTCTACATGATGCGGAAATGGCCTAACTGACCTTATCCTTGGTCCGCTCGGGCCACGGTGGCAGATCCTTGGCCGGCACGCCCATCCTGACCAGCATCACGCGCAACAGGCCGGCGTAGTCCTCGAACTGCCGCCTGAAGGATGCCTCCATGTCGGCCCGCGCCTCGGCGCTCATGAGGCGCTGCAGCAGGGACTTATTCTCAGCCTTCTCCCGTACCGCCTTGCCCGACTGCCACGCCCTGATGACCTCGATGATCTTGGGCAGGATCACGCCCAGCCCGCCCACGCCCACGATGGCGGTGATAATCTCGGCGGTGTTCATCGCGTCGGGTCCAGGTAGGCCCAGTCAATCCGCCTGAAACGGATGATGCAGGCACAGATCGCGTGGATCTCCAGCCCGACAATCAGCCAGATCGTGGACGTGGACGCGCGCCCGGTAAAAGCGAACCACGCCGTGACGAACAGCATCAGCACATACCCCAGGCCACTGACAAGCAAGCCGATGCGTTCCAGTCCCCAAAAGCCCACGCAGACCGCGACCGCCCCGACAGCCCCGCCGATCACGAGCAGCGCGCCCACGCCCACCGCTATCACCGATCCCACGGTGCCGTTGAGGATGATCGGGATGCCGCCCAGGGCGGCGAGGAAGCCGAAGCCGGCCGCGAGGGCGTAGGCGATGATCTGCACCGCGTTGATGACGCGGGGTTCGCGTATCCAGTTCACTAGCTCTTGTGTCATTCTTCTTCCCTATGGAACGTCACTTAACCGGTC